CCGTCTGGATCTGAGCCGACAGCGTGGCAGAGGAGGTGAACGTGTAGGTTGTAGGGGTACCGACGGTCACCGCACCGCCTGACATGGTGCCAGTAAAGGATGCACTGGGGAACGTCCCAGAGTCCCCATCACCACCTGTGGAGGTACAGGTGAAGTAGTCCTTGGCGGTGTTGCTGTCGAGGAAGGCCTGTTTGACTTGGGCTGCTGTGACGGTCCCGTTGACAGCCAGCTTGAGCCTGCGGAACTCGTAGGTGACCCGACAGGTGTCGATGGGTAGACTAGAGCGAAACTCCCGTGTCAGGGTGGCATTGTACTGAGGACCGTAAATCTTGGCAGAGATCGTGAGGTTGTTGTTCGATCCTGATGGTGCCAGAGCGATAGTGGCGTAGGTGCCCGTAGTGAAGGATTTCCCGATGGTGATCGAGTAGTCCTTATCGTAGGCCCCTTGGATGATTGTGACAAACGATTGGTAGCGGGGGTCCTCGGTCTTTGATGCCGTCATGGCCGGGAGGATGTCCCGGTTCAAAATGAACGTGTAATCAGCCACCGTGAGGGCACGGAGGCGGTTCTTGGCGTCTGAGGATGTAAGGTAGGTGCTGACACCGGACTCCAAGGTGACCGTCTGTTCCGTACCATTGGCTACATCGAACACCTTCACGGAACTCGTCTTGATGGCTGCGAGATATCGGTTACCCTCTCCACGGTCTATGGTGTGGCACAGGACGTTCCCTCCGTAGGCTTCCCAGATGTTGGCAATGTGGGAAGTGGGAGGACGCTTTACCAATCCCTCGGTAACAGACCCAAGGAAGTTCTCCTGCTCTCGGCACTGAGACGGGTACCTCAAAGCATCAGGCTGCTGAGAGACCCCGTTGATCAGGTTGGGGGAGCTTGTGGAGATGAGTGGCATGGATTAGCGGGTAATGGTAGCGGCTGGTAGGTAACTGTCGAAGATGTTCAGATCGCCTGTGTCCGAGACGAACTGATCGAAAGCCCCCTTGGCTTCCATCTCATCTCGTTCACTGTAGGCATCTGCAACCCGATCCCCAGGATACCGAGCTTGAAACACTCGGCCTGCTCGGATGGTGACGTATCGCTTCACCGCCTCAGGGACATCATCGAACTCCCGAAGGTATGTGAGGGATGCCTTCAGGTCACTGGAGAACACATAGGTGTGCTCCTTGCGATCATAGAGACGGTTCCCGATCAACACCGGATCGATGTTCGGGTAGGAGGCTGGATACACATCCACCTCGACCACGTTGTTGGCAACGTAGATGTACCCGTTGACATCCTTGGCTAGGTCCACGTCGTGCTCCACGTTGAAGTGATAGCCACGACTCTGGACAGCCTTCAGTACCTCATCAAGGGTGCTCTGGGCCAGTCTCACATCCACACCAAGTTGTCCCGTCAGGGAATTCACCGGAGACTCTCCGATGGTGGCCAACATCGTGTTGACCGCTTCCAGCTTGGTTGTTCGTGTAAGAGCCATATAAAGTATCTTTGTTGGGAAAGTAAAAGCCCATCGGATCAAGCCTGAGCATTACGACATCACTCTGGGAATCCAAGGCCAGCCAAGCCACCACCACGCAACCGGCTTGCCTATTGGAATCACACACTAAGGGGACTCAACCAGAGATGTTCGATGCTAGGGACTGTAGACCCGACGGGCTAAAAAGTGGGGAGGCACCCCGATAAACAGGATGCCTCCCGGTGGACACTACTCTCTACTGATTAGGGAGCGGTCTTGGTGATTTCGACGGCGCACTCAGGGCGCAGGATTCCGTGACCCATGGCGTACTTGCCGACCATGAGGGTTCCCTGATGGGAGATCAGGTACTCGGACTCCATGCCCAGATCGAGCAACTTGACCGTGCCGATGGCTTCCTTCTGGAAGACCGTGGCGATGGTGTCGCTGAAGTCACCGGAGTAGGTGTTGTTCTCGCCAGTCGTGGCTGAGATCACCGAGTTCGGGAGGTGGTTGGACTTGACGATGTGGATACCGGCGACCTTGAGGACTTCGCCATCCGCATACACACCACTGCCACCCCAATCCTTGTTGATCACGTCCGTGGTCTGGACGAGCAGGTTGTAGTGCTCAGGACGGACGACGCAGTAGCGATCGTTCTCGGGCACGTCCTTCTCATCGAGTTCCTGGGCGGCCTCAAAGATGGCAGCAGCCAGCACGGAGCCAGTCGTAGCCACAGTGGCACCCTTCTCCAGAACCGTACCACCAGAGGTGACACCGGAGATGGTCGCGGATGCTCGAGCAGCGAGGGTGGCCAATTGGAGGGTGTTCCGGTCGAACGTATACGCCAGCGCACGACCCAACTCGGTGGAGTACGGGGCGCGAACGTCGTAGTGGTTCATGGCCTCATCGATGCGGGGGATGAACACCGAGGAGATGAGGAGCTCATCGATCGAGATGACCTTCTCGTTCTTCTTCACCTGGCTCAACAGAGCATTCTCGCTTTCGAGGATGTTGTAGCCGGGAGTGTGGTAGGCTGCCGCAGTCTTGCCGAGGATCGGGAACTGAGCAGACTTACCGCTGGAGATGGTCCGCATGACATGCTTGTCCTTCATCACGCATGTCTTCTCAAACATACTCAGGACTTCGCCTGCGAAGACCTTGAGGAAAAGTGCCTTGCTGTCACCAGTTGCGTTGATTTGGCCCAAACGCGAGGGCGTTGCATTACCTGTAACTGCCATAAGATTTGATGGGGAGAGTTGGTTTACTGTAGTCCAGCTTTGGGGAGGTGCTGGGCCTCTTTTCCACAATCCAATACCAACAGGTCACATTCCAAGTTGTCAGCCCTCAGGCTGGCTTGGGGACCACGATGACTTGAACCTCTGTGGAGAAATTAAGGGACCCACCTACTTGGTGGGCGGGAGAGGACCGATGAACCACCCCTCGGGGATGTTCACTTTGTTCGGGCTCAACTCCCATGACTTGCCGTTCCAGATGTACACCCGGGCCTTGTAGTCGGGACCAGCCCTCAACAGAGCATCCGAGGATGGAACGAGGTTGACACGTTTAGTAGCGCACCCAGCGACGACCGCCAGTGAACCGACGCACAACAGAAACGCGAGTGTTCGGGACAATGAATGGATCACGGATGGTAGGTTGGTTAGGGTTTGCGAATCGGGAGAGGAACGGTAGCACCTGGGTGCTCAGTAACACGCTTGTTCCAAGAATCCCGAGTATCCGAAGGAGCCAAAGGATTATCATGGGCTTCGATGGGTTGCTGGTGGAGAGCTATTCCCCTTCCAAGGAGTTCCTTGAACAGGAGAATGATTCCAGAGATGATGGCTGTCCACATGGTGGTGTGTTGGGTTGAAAATGGCGGACCACCGAGAGGGGAAGCAATGGGAGGAGGAGCGAGGGGGATCGCTTTGCTTCGCTTTGGAGGCCTCTCGGTGATCCTGAATTGTTACGACTGCGCCTTCTTGATGGCAGCGCGGGAGCCGGTGTAGCCAAGGGTGGCCAGTGTGCTCAACACCAGACCGAGGATGTTGGCGATGGAGCCACCTTCAGAGACAGCACCGGAGGCCAGTACGAGACCACCGATGGTGGCAACAGCTGACAACCAGAACTCGGTGGTTTTGTACCCGGGCTTGGTAGCAGCTGCGGGAGTGACAGTGGCGGGGACTTCGATGGGTTCGGACATAGGAGTGTTTGGTTTGTGTGATGGTTGATGATTGGTTACATGATCGAGGACTTGGCCAGCTTGGCCGCCACCTCGTCCCGGTAGGCAGGATCGTTTCCATACCGGGGATCGTTCATGGCTCGGACTACTTCAGCCGTGGAGCGAAAGCCCTCGGAGGATGTAGAGGCCTGTGTTGGGACCTGTCCATGAATTGCAGAGCTTGACCCATTGGCCGCCTGATACTGGGAGTAAAGGCCCCGGAGAGCCATCTGCACTTGAGCGGGAGTCCCTTTGGCTGTGAGGTCATTGTAGGCATCGATCTGATCCTTCGGGAGGTTTGCAGCTGCCCACTCGGACATCTTGGTGAAGTTCTCCTGACCACCTACCTGCTCGTAATAACCTTGGAGTTCACGGGCAGCGAGAGCCTTCTGTCCTTCCACGTAGGAATCCACAAGGCTCTTGGGGAGACCCTTGGCTTCCAGTTCGGCATAGGACTCAGGACTGATCTCGCCCTTCTCGGAGAACTCAGCAGCGTACTTGTCGAAGGCCTCTTTGCCACCCACAGCCTTCTCGATCTCAGCTTGCTTTGGGTCAGCTGGCGGGGCCTTGGTGGGATCCTCGGTGGCCTTGGCCGGTTCCTTGGTAGGTTCTGCTGGCTTGCCGAGTTTGGACTCCAGTTCCGAGTAGGCCTTGGCCATATCTTCGGGGGACTTGAACTTCTCAGGGAGCCACGCTGGGCGATCCGTGGTCTGCGGTTCTTGAACGGGTGGGGTAGCAGGAGGTGTGATGGCAACGATCTGTTGATCCATAGGTTGTGGTGGTGTTGGTTGAGGTTACTGTTGGGGAGGAGTTTCTTGGGCAGCCGCACCAGCCTGTAGTTCATTCTGCTGACGGGCGGACTGTCCAAACTGGTTGATGACCGATGGACCCATCTTCTCACTCATCTGGGTGAGCATGGCCCTCTGCTGTTCCGCTTGGATTTCCTCATCGGTCTTCACAAGGCCTTCAGTGTCGATCCCAAGGGCAATGGCACGGCGGCTCATGTACTCCGAGATGTTCACATGGGAGGCCACTGCTTCTGGACCGATGGTGGCGATGGCTCCTTGGAGGAACAGATCGAGCTTGTTCAGATCGTTTCCACGACCAAGGGCATCCACACCTGTGATGATGGTAGGACGGATGAGGCCATCAGGGGCCACCTCTTTGAGTTTCGGAAGGCGGTTCTGGCTGGCCATCCGGTTCATCAAGAGGTTTACCAAGGGTAGCTGAAGTTCCTGCGAGAGGAGCGAGTAGACGCCACCGAGACCGCTTTCGAGCTCTTGGGCCACAAAGCGGATCTCTTCGGCAGTCACTCGTTCTGCCTGACGCTGGACCGACTGGTTGTTCAGGAAGGCACGTTCAAGGCGGGCTTCGATACGGGCACCTGTTTCCAGAGCCACTCGGAAGTCGTTGAACTTCTGAAGCTGGAGGACTGTGACGTCCTCGGCATTACCAGAGACGATGGCTCCGTTGGCACTCTGGGCCAAGGTACGCAGCTGGGTAGTGCCATTGGGCTTCACAAGGAACAGAACCTTGGCAGCCGCAGCCGAGCCCTCGACGAGAGCTTGGGAGAGGGCCTCAAGACTCTTGAGATCACCAAGGAGGTCCTCCACCATACCACGCCCATAGTCCTCACCAGACACCTTGCGGTACCTGAGGGAGATGTAGGGGAACTTGTCGTTGGTGTACTCGGTGCTGGACTCAGGGATGGGGATACCAGCAACCTCTTGCTGGACCTTCCACTTGTCTTTGTTGACCCTCACGCACATCGTGTAGAGTTCAACGTCACCGCTCTTGGTACCGTCACCGATTCCGTTGGCTTTGTTCTGAGCCTTGATCAAGTCCTGGAGTCCCTGAGGGAGAGCCATAGGACTCACCATGGACTTGGTGATGATCTTGATGGGATTCCCCGACCAGTCCCGCTTGGTCACATAGGAGGACAAGGGGTACACTTGGGTGTGGAGGGTCTTGGGATCGATGAACAGAAGAGCATTGCCACCCACGATCAACTGGAGAAGAGCTTCATTGAGCTCCACACGGATGGCGGTGGTCTCCACCTCGGAAGCCACGGCCTTCTCCATTTCACTGAGGGCCTTCTCCAGTTCCACCTTGAGCTTGCTGAGAGCCTGAGGGTTCATCTGCTCCTTGGCCCCTTGTGCCCTGAGCTTGTACTCATCGATCACAAGGCGGAAGAAGGGGCTGTTGGGGGGCAGGAGGGCCAGCATCAACTTGGATGCCAGATTGTTCACCCCTTGGGCGCCTACGCCTTGCCACGGGGTGGGGTACTTGGAAGAGGAACTGTGGCCACTCTCAGGCACCAACATGGGGATGGTCAGCTTGGCGGCATCCCGGGCCCTCTCAAGGAACACTTCACGATCGCTGGCCAGCCGTTCGTACTCTCCTTTAGCTCCCGCCGTGGGTTTGGAGGTGGTGCCGGGGGAGACTTGGACTTGATCCATAGAGAGGGGAGTAGGGTTTCAACCGAGGGGGAAGTTACGATCCAACCGAGACACCAGCCATGCCACCACCAGCGTTCACACCGGAGGGGTAGTTGATGCGGAGAGGGTTCACCCTGGCCCTGCGACGGGTCGTGGTGGAAGCCTCACGGGTGGCAGGCTCGATCACACGGGTCATCGGTGTAGGAGCCGGGGGAGCCTTGAGAGGCTGTTGGATTGCAGGGGCAGAGGAGCCTCCAAGACACATAGGTTTTGAGTGGGTTATTGGTTGGTGAGGACGGTTTCGTTCTGGACAGCGAACTCAGCCTTGAGGTGGTTGATGACCTCTTGGGCTCCCACCGAGGCCCATACCTTCCGATCGCTGTCGGAGAGTGAAGGCACTCGGTTGGGGAAGTGGTACTCCAGATACGACAAAAGCCCCTCCGGTATGGGAGGGGCCTTTGGTGGTGTTGGTTGGGATTGAATAGGTTGTCCCATAAAATGGGTTACAACCGATAGGTAGAGCCTATGATCCCCTTGCGATATGAAGAATTTGATCGTGCAACTGGCTGATAGTGCCGTGGTTGACCACGTTTTGATCAATCAGCCCAGCAGACTGAAGCTCGGCCAGCCGGTCAAACTCCCATTGGGAGGAAGGGCGGATGGTGGCTCGGGTAACATTGAGGATGATTCCGCCACGCTCCTTCCACGCAATTGCCTCTCTGACACGGACAAGTCGTGTGTTCACACACATGTCAGGCAGGTTAGCAAAGAACTCGTTGAACACGTCAGCATAGTTCACATCCCCCCACAGTTCCAACAGGCCCCTGATGCGGTTCTTGTCGGTGTTGTTCTCGGTGAACGTATCGATGCCCATGTGCTCTTTGCACAGAGGCCTGAGTTGTTCCTTGATGATGTCCCCAAAGCACCGACGGGTGTACCCGTTGTCGATGAGAATCTTCGCAGCTTCATCCTTACCAGCCCGGGCGTAGCCTGTGAAGGCAATCAAGGGGTACTTGAAGATGGAAGTGCGAGTGAATGCGGTCATTGTTGGTTCTGTGATGGTGAACATAAATGGTTGAGATGGATTACACCGTGGGTGGTTGCCAGAGCTTGACGGTTTTGTTATCGAGGTTGTAGTCACCAGCCCTGAGGATATACGCAAGGCGGGCCTGGAGGAGAGCCTCGGTGGCATTGGAACCAGCCTTCTGGTACGCAGCCACCACAGCTTCCCATGTAGGTACTGTGAGAATCTTCTCGGCAGTCTTGGGGCCACACCCCGGCAGCCCCGGGTAACCATCGGAAGTATCCCCGATGAGGGTCTGGTAGAGGTGCATGTAGGACCCCATCTCAGGGGTGACCTCGGTGATGCCTTCCTCGGTACCCTTATCGAGGTTCCAATGGAGCCCTGGGATTTGCCTCAGGTCCTTGTCGATGGAGCAGATGATGGTGGATCCATCGGTCTTCTGGAGGAGGCCAAGAACATCATCAGCCTCCAGCCGGGAGATCGAGGATGCCGAATACTCCATGCGGACCCATTCACGGAGCGGCAGGAGTCCGATGGGCTTACGGGTCCCCTTGCGGTTCTCTTTGTAGGAGGGACAAAGTTGCTTACGGAACAGTACTCCAGAAGGATGACCTAGGGCCACCACGATGGAGATGGACTTGAGGGTATCCTGGAGTTCTTCGACCTGCTGGTGGATGGAATCCTTGGCAGCCTTGAGGTCCGTATGGAGAGTCCAGAAGTCCTCCTCCCATTCGATGGGGGTTTCGAGGGCTGCTGCTGTGCGGTAGACGAGGATGTCCCCGTCGATCAGTAGGGTTTGGTCTTTAGGCATTTTGGTGGTGGTCAGTGTGTTTCGGCCCAATTGTCTCCGAGCTTGAATTCGCCATCGAGCCTACAGCGAAATCCAAAGTGTTCTCCAGCGAGGGTGATGGCTTTGACCTTGCATCGGCCAATGATCTCCCGGTCCACACCCTCCTCAACTTCCGATTGCATTTCATCGTGGACGTTGAGAACGAAGTGATAGTGTGTACCTATGGCGATGCCACGCTCCATAGTCAGCCTCGGTACCAGTGTGGCAGCCTTCTTCATGACCAAGGCCCCGGCTGACTGAAGGAGGGTGTTGAGGGCTGAATGCTTGGAACGGATGGGGAGGTGCCGCCCATCGAGACCAAGCAGGTACCCACGGCTGGTAGCGGCAGCCTCCACACCATCCTTGAGGTGCTTGTAGGCCGGGATGGACTTCTCAAAGGCAGCCCGCAGTTTCTTTCCGGCTGATGCCCCGCCACCTGTGATGGATCCGATCTTCTCATCACCGGCCCCGTAGAGCATGGCGTAGATGAACGTCTTGGCTTGGTTGCGGGTCTCCAGTCCAGCTGCCTTCTGGTTGGCGGTGTGGATGTCCCCTTCAAGGATGATCTTGGCGTAGGCCCCATCGTCATACCGTGCGAGGTAATGGGCGAGACACCGAAGCTCCAGCCCCGAGGCATCAGCACCCACCATGTTCTTTCCAAAGAGGCCCCGGCACTCGGCACCATAGGGGGCACCCACGGCTGGTACCTGGGCGAGATTGGGCTTGCTGTGGGTACACCGTCCTGTGACGGCTCCATTGGTGATGATGCGCCCATGGATGCGTCCGTTCCGTTCCACCTTGAGCCACGCCTCGTTGCCTTCAGCCACCTGACCGATACGCTTCTCCAGCAGCAGGTACTCGTTGAGGACCTTGGCTTCAGGGTAAGGGAGTTCGGAGAGGACCAACTCATCCACCGTTGGCTTGCCACCATCGGTGAAGGCCTTGGGCTTCCATCCATACTTCTCCGAGAGGCGAGCAGCAATGTCATCCCGGGAGCCGGGGTTGAAGGGGATCTCCCGAGTCTTCATGGGACCAGCCTCGATGTCCTTGCGTTTGTACCCTTGCTTCACCAAGGCAGCCACAGTCTCACCACGGGCACCGGTGGTGGGCACATGATAGTAGGCCGGTGTCTTCATGGTCAAGATGCGAGGAGGGAACACCTCTTGCAACTGCTGCTCCACCACCAGCCTCCGCTTGGCCAATGTGCCGTACAGGTCCACAGCCTTGGCCTTGTTGAAGGTGACACCATGGCGAGTCATGGCTTCCATCAAGATGGCAAACTCATGTTCCAAGGTCACCGAGGCCTCGCTGGGGTTCTTCTTTTGGATGGCATCCCACAGAGCCTTGGTGACCATCACATCCTGGAGGCAGTACTGGAGCATCTCAGGGGTGAACGTGGACCAGTCCACCTCGCCCGTCTCAGAGTCCGAGATGTCCCCCTTGAGAACACCTAGCCGGTAGCCCCACGCTTTGAGGGAGTGGTTCCCGATGAGGTTCTTTGGGAAGTCCAGCCGACGTCTCATCATGTCGAAGTCAGAAGCCTTGAGGTCCGGCCACACCAGACGGGCCAGCAGGAGGGTATCGAGGGCCTTGTTCCAAGTGAACGATGGGTACACCTTGCGGAGGGCCAGCAGGTCAAACCCCACGATGTTGTGGCCAGCGATCACATCGGCCTTGGAGAGGCGATCAAGGGCCTCAGGGATGGTGTCTCCGTGGTACCCCAACAACGCGCCAGATGTGACGTCCATGATACTGATGCAATGGACCTTGGTGGTGGCATCGAGGAGCCCGTTTGTCTCGATATCAAATAGAAGGGTGGTGGACATAGTGTTCAGTAGTCTCCGTCCTTCGGGAAGTTCTTGTCAAACTTTTTCTTTTCATCCTCGTCATCCTCAGGGATCGAGCACTCTTGCAGCCGGCATGTGACGTCATCGTAGTACAGCGCGGTGCATACCCCGGTGTCCCCTTTGAATCGATTCTTGAGACCACGGATCACCATGGTGTTCCTGCGGGTCTTGTCAGGGTGCTGCTGGTCACGCTCCGAGGCGATCAGTGAATCAGCCAACTGGGCAATACCACCAGACCCACGGAGGTCACTGAGGCTAATCTTGCCACCTTCCTCGGCAGGCTTGCCATTCACCCGTTTGAGATGGGTCACAAAGATCAAACCAAACTGGAGCTCTTGCACCAGCGACCGCAGGTTGGTGCAAAGGTTGTCGATGATGCGCCGTTCGTCACCATCGGCCAACCCTGAGACCACGATGGAGATGTGATCGAGGATGATCCACTTGCACCCACAGGCTGTGACGAGGTACCGGATCTGGGCCAGCAGGTTCTCCGATTCAAGGGAACCGAAGTGGTCGTAGGAGTAGTACCTCCCAGACCCGATTGTTTTGTCCCATGCCTTGTTGAACTTCTTGTCCTCCCAATCCACCCCAAGGATGTGAAGAGGTTTCCCCATCTCCACCGATACGATCCCGAGGGCTGATCTCTTCTGACTTTCCTCAAGGGCGATGTACCCGAGGGAGTGCTTCATTGTCACAAGGATGTGGTGGGCCAGTTCCCGGCACAGCTGAGATTTACCAGAGCCAGTCCCCGCACAGATGCCAAGGGTCTCCCCTTCACGGAGCCCGAGGTACATCTCATTGAGTCCCTTCCAAGGGAACGGATGGGAGACGATGGGGGGTTCGTTTCGGAGTTTGTCTCGGAGTTCCGTACCAGAGACGATACCGTCAGGGCGGTATTCCTTGGCACTCCACACAGCGTCCAGCAGTTCCTTCTCCCGGCCAGCCATGAGCATCTCGGAGGGGTCCTTGAGGGGCAGACGGGCGATTTTGGCTTTGCCTGGAGGGAGCAGGGAGCAGCAGGCCTTGGCTGCCTCCTGCCCGGGCTCATCCATGTCGAACATGAAGATCACCTCTTCCCATTGCTGGAGCCAATCGATGTTTGCGCGGATTGACTTGGGCGCACCTTGGGCACCACCGGGGATCGAGACCACCGGCCACTTGTGACCTTGCACCTGTGACAACGAGAGGGCATCGAGCTCCCCCTCGGTGATCACCAGCTTCTTTCCTCCATCCCTCCACAGGTGGCAACCGTAGAGGGTCTTGGTGATCTTACCGACAGCCTTGAAGTCTTTGTCAGGACCGCGCAGCTTCTGACCCACCAGTTCCCCCTCCCGGTTCCGGTAGTTGGCAACATGGAGAGATCGAGCTTCGTTGACGGTGTACCCCCAATGGCGGCAGGTCTCAAGGGAGAGCTTCCGTTTGGGGAGAGCCATGAAGTCCCCATCCACAGCTTCAAACGCCGGGGCGGCCCCTTCAGGCTCCAAGGCGGGGCCTTTACGGGGACCCATGGTAGGGTTCGTGTGGTGAGCACATGAGAAACAATGGGTGTGCCCATCGGAGTATTCCGAGTTGGCATCGGTGGACCCACAGTTGGGACAGGGGAGGTGTCGGATGAACGTGGAGTCATCCTCAAGTTCGGTGGTGGTGGTGGACATTGAGTTCAGCTTGGGTTGGTAGGTGGGGGTGGTGGTGTTTTGGATAGAACGATACCTTGCTGGGCAGCCACCAGTCGGTGGATGTACAGGAACTCGGTGAGAGCCTTGTGGTATCCTTCGTTGTCATCGTTGAGAAAGGCGGTTCTCATCCGTGTCAGGAGGGAGATCACGTAGTATTCCTCAGGGTCACAGATGGAGAACTGGAGGAGGCCTGGGTTATCAGCACTCATTGGGCAGTGTGTTGAAGACTTGCATCAAACAGTTGCAAGCCTAGTTCAGGATGAACACAGTTTCGTAGTACTTGAGCAGGGAAGTGATTACCTTGGTAGTAGATGTTCCCGGTATACTGGATCCCGAGCCACTCCTTCAACTGACTCGCCGTGGCTTGACCGCTGCTGGCAATAAAGCCTTTGGGCCTCTCTATATCGCGTAGCGAGTCGCAGGGGAAGTTCGTCCAAAACAGATGCCTACCTACCTTTGCACTTGGGGGAATCAGGGGGGTGTAATAGGGTACCACATTCTCGACCACCCACTTAGCATGGGGAACGTAGGTGCGTAGAAAGATGATCTCCTCGTAGAGGCGTAGATCTGGGTATCGCTTTTTGTTTCGGCAGTTGGCGCGATCCATCTTACTGTGGGACTGACATGGAGGTGACGACCAGATGAACTGAAACTCTTGATAGTGATCCAAGAGATACTGGTGAGCATCCCCTTCCACCAAGGTGTCCTGAGGGTGCTGCTCGGCGTAGGCAGCAGCAATGCTGGGTTGCATTTCCACCGCAGTCACATCAACTCCGGTCCATAGTTTTCTGTTGGCTCCAAGGCCAGCGTAGAGGTTCAAGACTTTGATGCTCACTTCTTGTCCTTTCCACCAAAATCCCGAAGGATGATCAAGATGAACGCAAAGGCCAACAGGGTCCACATGACGAGACAGACGATCCCGATCAGGATCAACAGAGATAGGTAGTTCATACTTTTGGTAACCAGCTTGCGGGAACCTTCGGACCTTGAGCCCATGGGAACCCTTCGGATTCTGCCCATTGGCTGTAGGTGGTCTTGGATCCCTTGTAGATGAAGTTCTGTGGGCGTTGAAACAGAAGCCTGATGTCCTTCTCAGGGTGGCACCGTTTCACCGCAGCCATCTTCTTTCGATCAGAAGCCGTCAGGTATCCCTTGGCTTCGATGTAGATGTCCCCGATCTTGAAGTCAGGGGTGTATGTGGCAGGCCTTGCAGGGACCTCGTACTTCAGCTTGTCCTCCTCGTAGGTAAAAGGGAGGCCCAAGGCCGTGAGACCTTGGGCCACCACAGATTCAAACTTGGAGCGGTAGCCGCCCGAAGTCCGCTGGCCTCGGTTAGTAGTCCGACGCCGGAACATTGGCACCTTGAGTTGAGGGTTCATCCGAGACCGGGGTGGTGACCGCTTCAGGTTCAGGTGCCACGAAGCCACCTTCCACCTCATCGAAGCCACAGGACTCAGCCGTAGCTCCACCAGTGAACTCCACCAGTTCCTTGATCTGGACTGCGCGGAGATCGAGCTTCACACCCACGCCCTGGCTGGCGACGTACCACGGGTGAATCTCACAGGACATGCGGAGGACCGATCCGCCACCCACGTTGACCGTGGTGGGCTTACCAGCACTGTCGAAGACCGCAGGCTTCTGGGACCACGGGGTGCCATCCGACTTGCGAACACCGCCAGCCTTGAGGGTAGCCTTGATCTTCACCTTGCCGGTCTCGTTGCCTTCATCATCCAACTCAGGCTGGATGGGGTGACCCACGGTGGCCAGCTTGACCTTGGCAACCGGCTTCTTGGTTTCGAGGGCGATGGCCTTGACGTGAACATCCCGGTGTTCCTTGAGCTTGGCCTCCAGCTTCTCGACGAAGGGATCCTCCGCATCGAGGAGGATGGCACAGCTGTACTCGCCCTCCTCTTTGAACTTGGTGTCCGGCTTGTTGACTCGGGGGTACACCGCCGTGCCAAAAGGTGTGGTGATCTTCTCAAACTTCACTTTGTTGTTGGTACTCATCGTATTGGTTTCTTGTGTTGGTGGTTTGTTTCTCCGACTGGAGATTGGTTGTATGTCAGATGAAAAAGTAGAGAGCATCCTTGATACTGTCAACCTTCATTTCACCTGTAGTTGGAACCGAGGGCAGTTTGTGGTGATCGACAGGATCAACCTGTGACAGCACCTCGTTGTGGAACGCTTGGAGGAGATCCTGGGTGAACACCTCGGACCACACCTCGCGGAGTGTACGTTGCATGAGAGCCATGTCCCGGGCGTGAGTACCGTAGGAATCATGGATCATCGAGAAGGATGATACCCCCTCCTTGCAAAGCCTGTCCACGGTGATCGCAAGGCAGGCAGCATCGAGGCTGTGGACGAAGTTCGGACTCACACCGTCGGACATCTTGCGGTTGTCCATCTTGGTTGTTGGTACCCTAATCTGACCATCCACAGGTTTCATCCGTGGCTGCTCGATGCCCTTCACAAACACGTTGATGTTCTGGAGCCACAGTGTAACCCGACGCAGCTTCTTCTTGTGATACGCTTGCATCACCGGGAATCCACTCGGGGCCACCCAGCGAATGGCTGCGTTGTTGTTCCTCGATACCACCGCAGCGCACTCTTGGAGGTAGTCCATGCACACTTGGGCGGCACCCACGGTGTCTTTGATGCAATTCCAAACGATCCTTGTGAACCACATGGTGGGAGCAAAGAGACGATCCGGTTCCCACGGGAGCCAGCCGGTGGGCTTCTTGTCGGCGGTCTCCTTGAGCCAATCCTCGATGTACTCCCGGCAACTGTGCTTGGTGCCACCATAGGGTAACACCATGACGGGACGCTTTACGGTCTTACGAGATACACCAAGGGAGAGCCACTGCTCGGCCATGAGGGCATCCGCAGGGTCCTCGCTCATGAGCTTCACCTTGAGCTCTGTAATCACCTTGTCGGCCACCTCTTGGTACAGATCACAAGGGAGCTCGGAGTGAATGCAATTGGTAGCCTTGCCACCCACAGGGTCTCGCATGAGGAGCGAGAGAATCTGGAGGCCGTTGTTAGAGGCATCCACTTGGATAGGTAGATGGGATACGAAGTTGGGATCGTGGGCGTTCCCAGTGATGGTGGTCCAGCTGTGAACCTCCATGCACCATGCGAGGAACTGGAAGGGCTTGTCCGCCTCGGTCCACCACATGTCCCTCAACGGGTCCTCACCGGCCATCCAGATAGCTTGGATGTTGTCCCACACCCACTGCTTGCGGGATTCAATGTTGCCCTTGGCCTTTCCAAAGAGGTTGGCACCGGCCACCACGAACCACATTCTGGCATCCTCGGTGTCCAAAGGTTTCCCCTCGGCAAACTCAAGGAGACCACGGGCCACGTCAGGACCTTGAGGGTTGAGGAACAGAGGCTGCATGTAGATGCGTCCCCTGAAGTCCATCTGGGTAGGGAACCAGAACTTCGGGTGATCCTTGAACCTCTCGGCCACCATCAGAACCTTGGAGACCGAGATACGCTTGGATCTGTTCTGGTCATTGGTGCGGTGCCCCATCCACACACTGCGGCCCCACTTGCGGCGAGCCTCGGGGTCTGTGTCACACTTCGCTGGGCGAGGAGGAATGATCACATCATCCTGCTTGGGGAGATCAGCCACAGGCAACCGGGTGACGTTCCACATGTGCTTCACCACATCTAGGACCCGCTTGTTGATCCGCCACGGGGTATCCTGGATACCGTTCATGGCGTTCCACACGGCTGGCATCGAAGCCTTGGCAGCCCTTTGGAGGTACCGCTTGTTGGGGCTCTTGATCAATGGGACATCAAGGGCCGTGTCGATCACACCGTAGCCACCACCGATGATCTGACCGGGGACCCATGGATGAGGAGGGGTAACCATGGGCATCCGCACAGGCTCCATCAGTTCATGGGATGCGTTGTAGTCGTTGATCCACTTGAGGGTCTCAGGGGTGGCCACCACGTAGTTCTTGTAGAGGTACCGGAGACGGGATCCCGATCGGTAGGTCTTCTTCACGGTCTGGATGGCCACCAGTCCGGTCGCCTTCACGGCGAGGTGAAGCAAGAACAGGCCAACCGAGAGCCGGTCAGCGTGGTCCCAAGGCTGCCATGGGAGCAGCTTGGGGATGGCCTTCCCGAGGGCATCTCCCTCCACCTTCTTGAAGGTCTTCACCTTGTTGGCATATCGGGCATGCTTGGTAC